AAGATTGATGATGCTTTTTCATACTTGTTAGAACCAATCGCAGATGTTCGCTTGGAAACCATCAACAAGCCACCAATCGGGTTGGATTATCAGTCATTGTTCACCGCTGGCGTTATCACAAACGAGGAAGCAAGAAAAGAACTTGGATTGCCATTGATTACAGAAGTGAAACAAAGCTCATTGAACGATGCAATTAATGCGTTGAGTCCTTTGGTTGCCAATAATGTGTTGAGCAATATGACAATCAACGAGAAGCGTCAACTTGCAGGATTACCACCTATCGCTGGAGGAGATTCATTACCAAGTGCAGCACCTGTTGCACTATCAAAACAAAATCCTTTTGGTTGGGATGATGAAAGAGACATCAAAGTGTTCCAACAATACGGAGAAAGTGCAGACAACTTTGAAGCATACAAGTTTGAATTTGTAGATGCCGTTGAAACTGCCATCTTGAATGTGTTAAAAGAGAATAAAGGTTTACAGGTTGGAGACATTGTAAACATCACCAAGTTGGATGCTAAGGTTGTCGCTGATGCGATTGCTAAACTTGCCAAAGCAGAATTGATCAAGTCATATGAAGACGGACTTCAAACAACACCAAAGGGATTGGATGAAATTAAAAACCTTCAAACTGAATTGGTGGTGAGATATCAATACGGATTAGCACCGGGAATGCAAGGTGGTTTGCTGATTGATACTTCTCGGAAATTCTGTCAAGATGTTGTCAATAGTGGTCGTGTTTATTCTCGTGAGGACATTAATATGATGAGTGCTGAACTGGGTTACGATGTTTGGAAGAGAAGAGGTGGTTGGTATCATAACCCTACATTAGATGTCAACACACCACAATGCCGTCACATATGGGTTCAAAAATTATTAAGGAGGATTAAACGATGACCAATTTTGTATATTTCATTTCTACAACATACCTGAAGGACAATACTCCTTTGAATGAGAATGTTGATGACAAGTTGCTTAAATCAGCAATCAAAGAAGCTCAAGAAATTTACATCAGGGACATCATCGGTTCGGGCATCTACAATCAACTGCAAACACAAGCATTCGCTGGAACATTAACCCAGTTAAATACTACGCATGAACAAAAGCGTTGCATCTCGTGAGAGTGACAATGCAAGGGCGGTATCTGTTGAGGAGATGACAATGATTGAAGGTCGTTATCGTGATAAAGCGGAATATTATGCGAACAGGTTGCGTGATTATCTGCGTACAAACACCACGGATTATCCTTTATTCTTGAATCCCGGCAACACCATTGATACTATTCGCCCAAAGAACACCGCATTTGTAGGTGGTATCTATCTTCCAACTTCACAAGATTGTTATTGGAATTATGACTTCCCCAACGAGGACAAATAAGTGGCAGAAAAACAACGAAGCAAAGCTTCTTAAATTCTTGAAGAATGACGTTAAACCAAATAATAGCAAAAATCCAAACGGCAGCCGAAAGCCATAAAATGGTTGGCAAGTTCGGTGTTGGTCAGCAGTCAAATATGACCGTTGAAAACATTGAATATTATCCGTTGGTTTGGTTATATCCTGACGGGTTTAATCTCAACACGACAAGCAGTTTGATGACATACAATTTTGCTTTGCTGGTAATGGACAGAGTATTTGAAAGCGAGAGCAATGTAATTGAAGTCCTTTCCGATACTGCACAAATCATCGCAGACATATTCGCTTTGATTGATAACAACACCATAGATGATGAAGATTTTGAATTGGTTGTCACTTCAAACGCTACACCATTCTATGATGCCAAAACAGATATATTAAGCGGCTATGCAATCAACTTTCAAGTCAACACTCCTTATCTATTTAATACTTGCGTTGTTCCTGTTTAGTGTGTTATGGGGATTCTTCAACTTTGAAGAACCTGTACGCATTGAAAGACCTATCAACGTAGAGATGCACGAGAGAATCGTGGAGGTAGAGAAAATTAAAAGATTGCGTCTAATTGATTCAATACATCATTTTGATACATTATACCTTGACACCTTCAAACCTTCAGCAGATGGGCTTAAAAAGGCGATAGGATTACATATTCACCTTGACACAACCCTATGAAGAAAAACAATGTAGTGCGAATTGAGAAACCGTGGGAAGAAACCAAAATACTTCTAATCTCCGATTTGCATTGGGACAATCCTAAATGCGACAGAGCTTTATTGAAAAAGCATCTTGATGAAGCGGTCAAAGGTAACAATGATATTCTCATTAATGGGGATTTGTTTTGTTTGATGCAAGGTGCATATGATCCACGAAAGAGCAAATCGGACATTCGCCCTGAGCATAATGTCTCAAACTATTTTGATGCTATCATTACCACGGCAGTTGATTGGTTTGCACCTTATGCACATCTAATCAAAATGATTGGCTATGGCAACCACGAAACATCCATTTTGAAGAGACAGGAAACCGACATCATTGAACGCTTTGTTACTCTGTTAAACTACAAATGCGGAACTGAAATACAGGTTGGCGGTTATGGTGGTTGGGTTCGTATCAATTTTGATGATGGGCATAATAACAAATCATTCAAAATTAAATATATGCACGGATTTGGTGGAGGTGGTGCAGTAACTCGTGGAACTATCCAGCATAACCGGATGTCTGTGAATGTTGAGGGTGCTGATGCGATTTGGATGGGACACGTTCACGAGGATTATGAGATGACTTACACCGTTGAGGAGTTAACAAATAGTGACACCGTGATGCTTCGTGATATACTAATGATTAGGACAAGTGCATATAAGGAAGAATATGGTGACGGATCTAAGGGATGGCACATTGAAAGAGGTGCATCACCAAAACCCATTGGAGGTCGCTGGTTAATTCTCAAACCATTTAGAGATGACAATCGCACTCGCAAAATTCACGCCTATACGCACAAGACAATATGATAAAAGTTCAAATCATTCACGAGCAACGCAATGAATCGTGGCTTGAGTCGGTAGGGATTGAACCGGAGATTGTGCAAATCTTGGAGGATGCGGTCATTGATGAAAAACAAATCGTTGCTATCTCTGCATTCTATGAGAATACTCAGTTGTTTATGCAAGGAGGTCACATCTTGATGATTGAAGAAAACTATTATACCTTTGTTCGGAAATGGATGCAGTTAACCCAACCCACTACAAGCAAGGAGATATAGAATGCATTGATGCGATTGAATCTGCCACCATCAAAAAGAAAGGGTTGGTAGCAGTATGCACCGGCAATATCATAAAATACCTGTGGAGATGCGAGGACAAGAACGGATTGGAAGATTTATACAAGGCAAGGTGGTATCTTGACAAGCTCATCGCAGAAAAAGAAAAACAATCCAAGAAGAATGCTACCTTATAAGATGAAGAAGATGATTAAAATATCAACCTATGGGTTAATTTTTTGGTCGTTGAATTTATCAAGTCAAGTGCTTCTTGATACCAACACCATCAAACAAGCCAACACATACTTGGTCAAAGGTGCGATTGCAAGGCAACAAGTCACTCATCTTCGCAAAATTGTGACATCGGATTCCATCATCATTGCTGAACAAGATTCAATCATTGGCAAGCAGAAAACAAATATCCAGTACTTGAATCAAGAAAATGATTCACTTGTGAGGCGAAATAAAGCCATCTCACGCACTTTGAAGGTTGTTCGCAGTATAAGTATAGGATTAGCAATTTTAACTCTGTTATCGTGGCTGAAATAGATTTGAGCAAATTGGGTGATGCACTTGACACCTTTCTTGGGGATGGTGGAAACGATGACTTGTTAAATCAAATCATTGAAAATTGGTGGAATCAAAAGGTTTATCCTGAAATCGCACGTTCAATGGATTCCAAAGGAGTGAATGCATCATCTGCATTGAAGCAATCCTTTGTTCCCGGAGAGATCATCAAAACGCCAACATCAGTCAACACCATTTTGCTCGCTGAGGATTATTGGGAGTTTGTTGAATACGGAAGAAAACCAACAAGGAATGATCATATTGAAGGCACTCCGTACCTGTGGCAGTCAATCAAAGAGTGGATGTCGTACAAAGGTATCAAGCCAACACAAGATCAAACCTACGATTCACTCGCCAAAGCTATTGCACGAAAAATTCATAGAAGAGGTACAAAGGCAACACACTTTTTGTCCGATGCATTCACCGAATCACTACAAATGGAGTTGGTGAACGAACTGAATGCCCGTCTTGGTGACTTGATTTTTGCCGTAGAAGTGAAAAGTTAATTTCACAAACAAAAAAAATACTTGCATAATTAAAACATTTAATTTACTTTTGCTCTCGTTATGGATTACACGAAAGCAATAGAAGAAATTAAAATGAAACGCAGACAAGGTCTGTTGCAGTCAGTCGCACGCAAAGCCGGTGTATCACTTCCAACCGTTAGGAAGTATTTGGTTGAGGGGAATATTGTTTCTCCAAAAGCACAGGCAGTCATTGAAATCGCTTTGAAGGAGGTGAACAATGATTGAAGCAACAATCAATGGATGGATTCTTACACTTGGCAAAGATGATAAGTATGTTTATACTGACAAGCAAGTAGATGATTATTTGATGAACAATCACTTTGATGAACTTGAACCGTATATGATTAAGAAAGATGTGTATTTCGGTGGATGCGTTGAGACCAACTTGGTCGGCATTGAGTCGGAAAGATTCTTCTATCTTGAACCGGACAAGTTTACTATTATTTTTATGCTCGGACACAAAACAAATTTCCTATGAATAAAAGCGAATCAATCAAGAACATTGCTGGTGCATTGGTAAAATTCCAAGCATCGGTGAGCAAGGTAACAAAGGAAGCAAACAATCCTTTTTTCAAGAAAAAGTATGCGTCATTGGCGAACATACTTGACACCATCCAAAAGCCATTGAGCGAATGTGGTTTGGCAGTCAGTCAATTCCCTGATGGTGATGCATTAACCACAATCATCGTTCATTCCGAATCGGGAGAATGGATGGAATCATCCTATGTGATGCCTGTTGCAAAGCAGAATGATCCACAGGCAATGGGTTCAGCCATCACTTATGCTCGTAGGTATGCACTCGGTTCAATCCTAAACTTGAACATTGATGATGATGATGATGGTGAGAAAGCAATGGGAAGACAAGCGGTTATCAAGCGTGATGAATTACATCCAAAGCATCCATCTTGGGCAAAAGCCGTTGAGCATCTCAAGACAGGTGGACTGATGTCCGACATCTTGAGCAAGTATGATGTATCTTCAGCAAATCAAAAACTTTTAATTGGCGAGAAATGAAATTTCAACTTCCATCAATTCACGCTAATTTGAACGAAGAGGATTGGCAAGATTTAAGGCGGTCAAGGTTCACCGCTTCCGAACTGCACAAACTGATGGGGACTCCGAAATCAAAATCGGAGTACCTGTCGGAAACTGCAAAGTCATTTGTGTTTGAAAAGGCAGCGGAATATCTATCGGGACATCGTACTGAAATATATGGTCGGGCATTAGATTGGGGAAAGGAACACGAAAAAGAAGCGTTCCATTACTTCCAGCAACAATCGGAGGACTTCTTCACATACTACGGTGCAGAATCTTACACATTTATCACCTATGGTTTGTGGGGTGGATATTCACCTGATGCACTTGGTGACAAGCTCGTTGAGATTAAATGTCCTTTTAACTCCGGTAATCACCTTCAAAACTTTTTCATTAAGAATAACGACCATTTGAAATCCAAACGGACTGAGTACTATTGGCAGATGCAAATGGGTATGATTGCAACCGGATTGGAAGAGGGTGTTTTTATTTCGTATGATCCACGAATGCCCGAATGGAAGAAGGTATCAACCACACTTATCACATTGGATGAGGATGCACAAGAAATCATTGATGAGAAATTGACCTACGCTGGAGAGCTATTTTTGTCAATCACAAAATAAATCGTTCATTCACAAAGCCAATTAGAAAATAAATTTGCATAACTGAAAAAAAGGTTGTTAGTTTGAATTATGGCATTAGACATCATTTACCCAATCGTTTTAATTCCCATCGCTTTTGCGGTGGGATATGCAATCCATTGCTTCAAGAAGGCATCAACAAAAGATCTACCTGAAGCGACACCGTACCAATTTGAGAAAGACAGATTCATCCCTGAGTTTGATGAGTTCTCAAAGACAATCCACGAATTCAAATTCTATAAAGGAAAAGCAAAATGATATTAACCATCGGACTTGGCTTGACTTCTGCCGTGTTAGTGTATAGATTATACATAAACGAGAAAAAGTCACAAGATTTTATTCAAGAGTTTGACCGTCTTAATCGGTTTAACAAAGAACTTGAAGAGGAAATTTGGACATTGAGAATTGAACTGCAAGATTCCAAGAATCAAACCTTGCTTGCAAAGATGTCACACGAGAAGACCAAGCAAGAATTGGAAGACAAAGCTCGTACTTGGGAGAATCAATATAACGCTATCAAGAATGAAAGCAATCGTGATTAGGGCATCAATCAACTTCATCACTAAATGGAGGGTTTATTTTGCCGGTGAACTACTGGCAACATTTGAGAACGAAAGTGACGCACAAGATTACGCTGACTTTATTAACGCACAAGGACTATGAAGATAAGGGTTAAACACAAAGATGCAGAGATTGAAATTGATGATGTCAAGGTCAATCATAATATTGATTTAATCAGTATAATCAAAGCCATCTCGCTTGAGATTCAAGCAATAGAAAACAACTACAATAAAACAACATACGGAGATGACAAACAATAAACAACAAATCAAACCATTTTGGAAAGGTTTTTGGGCGGGATGGATGTCATTTTATCTTTTACTAAAATTAATAGAAGCATTATGAACAATAAACAACAAACGGCAGTAGAGTGGTTATATAATGAATTACTTAATGCAGAGCCAAATATATTAGAATGGAATAAGGTATTAGAACAAGCCAAAGAAAGGGAATGGGATCAAATCAATGACGCCTATCTGCAAGGATTTAACGATAACGATTGCAACCCACACGAAGATACTTTTAATTTATATTACTACGAACAAACCTACGGAGGAAACGAGCAATGAAAAACATCCTAATAGTATTAATGGTTATTGCAAGTGGCATCCTATATGGTTGGACTATTGTTAACTATCCGCTTACAGGTCAATTCATCGCTGGCTTTCTCGGTGCATTATTCCTGTTCCTTATCGCATTGGCATACATAACACGGAAACAATGAATAAAATAATTGAAATAGTTCGTGAGTTACTTGAGAAGAAACCGGAACTGCGTGACAACGATTTGCTTTTGATGTCTACCATTTGGAAAACACAGAGCAACATCTTAAATTTTTTTCACCGCTTTGAAAATGGTAAACTGCATTCACCTGAAGGCATCCGCAGAACAAGACAAAAACTGCAAGAAGATCATCCACATCTGCGAGGTGAGTCATACGAAGCAAGACAGAAACGACAAACGAAAGTGAAAAAAGATTTAGGATATAACGTCTAAATTTAGTACATTTGTACCGTTAACAGGAATGTAGCAGATTCCAAATGTTAAAAGATTTTAACCCTGTTGGGCTGATTGCACTGCTACTGCATCATCCTAATGGGGTTTTTTATTTTATGCAAGAAAAAGAAGAACTGGGAATGTTTGTTTTGTTCCCCACAAAATTACTTGAAATTCTAACTCCAAGACAAGCAGTCATAATGGGGATGATTATTGGGATGGCAAAAAAGTCAGGTTATGCTTATCCGTCAAACAGAGCTATTGGTAACATTCTAAATATGACAACGATAACGGTACAAAGAGAACTTGCTATCCTTGAGGAAAATGGGATGATAACAAGGGAATTGATACGAAATGAAAAGTTAGAAGTTGTAATGAGAAGAATCTATCCTCATATCAATTTGAATGGGGAGGTCATATCAAATATGATAGGAGGGGTAGTAACAGATTTGATACCACCCTCATATCAAAATTGCAATATATATAAGGATAATACTAAAAGGATAATTAATAAAGATATAACTACGTTTGAAACCATTTGGACTTTATACAAAAAGAAGGGAGTCAAACAAACGGCAAAGAAGGCATTTGACAAGTTGAATCCAGCAGAGATTGAGTTAATTCAAAATCATATCCCTAAATACATTGAACGCCACGAACAAGCAGATAAGATGGACTTTATTCCACATCTATCAACATACCTGAATCAAAAGAGATGGAATGATGAATTGCCGTATTCACCAAAAAAATTAAAAGAAAACGAGACAAGTACACAAATTACTAACAAGAATGTATTTAATTTGAAGAACTATGAATGAGATTGAAGATTATATACTCGGACAACTTTTGTTCTATGAGCAAACAAGAGCTTTGCTTCCAAGAATAAAGCACCAATGGTTTACACAACCATTACACAGAGAGGTTATTAAGCGGATGATGTCGGCATATTATGCCAATGAACCGATTGATTATATGTCTTTGACAAAAGGAATGAACAACAAGGATAGGATGACCGTTATTACGATTGGACAAAATGTGTCCAATACGGCTAACGTAAGCGGTTATATTCCGAAATTGGAAGCCAAGTACCTTCACAAAGAGTTTGTGTCGCAAATCGCTTCTATTGACCTTACAAAGGAACTTCCTGAACTATTGACATACACACAAGCGTTAATAGACAACACCAAGTTCACAACCATCAATGATCCATTGAGCATTCATAAGGTAGTTGGCAAAGCGGTTGACTCAATTACTGAAGCGGTTAAGCGTGGTGATAAGATGACAGGTAAGCAAACCGGATGGATTTCATTGGATAGGACATTGGGTGGATGGAATGCTGGGGATTTAATTGTAATGGCAGCGAGACCGGGACAAGGTAAAACTGCACTTGCTTTGTCATTGATGTATGACTTTGCCAAGATTGATGGGAAAGGGTTATTTGTTTCTCTTGAGATGTCATCGGAACAACTTGCTAAACGATACCTGTCATTATTGGTTAACATCCCAAATTGGAAGATTCGCAATGCTACATTGAAGGAAGCGGAAGTAATAACCTTATGCGATAGTGTGAATAACTCAAGCGTTGAATTCTTTGTGGATGATGATCCAAACTGCACGATTCAACAAATAAAATCCAAAGCAAAGATTCACAAAGCAAAGCACGGATTGGACTTGCTGGTGATAGATTACATCCAGCTCATCAAAGGAACTAAGTCAAACCGAGAGCAAGAAATCGCAGAGATATCACGCAACCTTAAATTGTTGGCTAAGGAGTTACACATCACCGTCATTGTTCTTGCCCAATTATCTCGCAAGTGTGAGGAGAGATCAGACAAAAGACCTATGTTATCGGACATCAGGGAGAGTGGTAGTATTGAACAAGATGCTGATGTTGTAATGTTTCCGTTTAGACCGGCATACTACACAGGCGAAAAGTTAGAAGTTGAAGAAGCGGAAGTCATTATTGCAAAGAATCGCCACGGAGAATGTCAAACAATTCCAACATCATTCACAGGTAGTCGGACAATGTATCAAGAAAGGATATGAGACACGGTTCATTGTTTAGCGGAATAGGAGGATTTGACCTTGCTGCCGAGTGGATGGGATGGGAAAATGTCTTTCATTGCGAATGGATGGAATTCCCACGAAAAGTATTGGACTATCACTTCCCCAATGCGGATAGTCACATTGATATATGTAAAACTGATTTCACAAAATATGCAAACAAAATTGACATTCTTACAGGAGGATTCCCCTGTCAACCATTCAGCACCGCTGGCAAAAGAAAAGGTACGGAGGATGAACGCTACTTGTGGGGCGAAATGCTTAGAGCAATACAAGAGATTAAACCCAAATTTGTCATCGCAGAAAATGTATATGGCATCACAAATATTGATGGCGGATTGGTATTCCAACAGGTGTGCATTGATATGGAAGGTGAAGGGTACGAAGTTCAGCCGTTTATTATTCCAGCTGCAGCCAAAAACGCACCGCACAGAAGAGATAGATGTTGGTTTGTTGCCTACTATAACAAGCGAAACGGGAAGGAAAACGGACTTCAAACAGGGAGGGAAAAGTATTTGGACGGGATTACACGAGAACAATATGCTGCCAACTCCAACGGCTACGGATTTCAAGAACAAACCAACGAGCAAAAGTTGGGAATCCAAAGGGGGAATCAATTTCAGTTTGGGAAATCCAAACATAAGAATGATGCTTCCAACTCCAATGGCAGCGGATTCAAGGGGATCAACAACGCAACGCAAAGGGAACACTCAGTTGACAGAAACTCTTGGCATATCTTCCCAACTCAATCCCCGATTTGTGGCGGAAATGATGGGCTTCCCACCAAATTGGACGGAATTACCTTTTCAAAATGGAGAGCAGAATCAATTAAAGCATACGGAAACGCAATAGTCCCACAGGTAGCATATGAAATCTTCAAAGCGATACATAAAGGTTTGGACTGAATCGGAGATGGCTGAATTCATTTCATTGTTCCCAACCACATCAAACAAAGAATTGATGGTGAAATTTAACTGCACATATAATGTCATTAGAAACATCGCAAGAAATAATGGGTTAAAGAAGAGCAAAGAATATTGGGATGACTACTTGAAAAACAAAGCTCATAATCATCTTCCTAAATTCAAGAAAGGTCAAGAGAGTTGGTGCAAAGGAACGAAAGGAGTAATGAACAACGGTCATAAAACACGATTCACAAAAGGACAAGAACCACACAACAAGAAACCGATTGGACATATTTCACGAAGCAGAGACCATCTAACCATTAAAACCGAGCAAGGAGTCAAGCAATTACAACGGTACATTTGGGAACTGCACTACGGAGAAATCCCACCACGCTCAATAATTAGATTCAAAGATGGAAACAAGAGGAACTTTGACATTGAAAACTTGGAATTGTCTAACAGATCACACTACCTGAAGGACAAACATCCGATGAAATATCCCGATGACATTAAAAATGCAATACTTATCAAACGAGAAATAACAAAATATATTAACAAATATGGCAAGAAACAAAATAACTGACTTGAGAGATCACCTGTTTGAAGTCCTTGAACGATTGAAAGACGGAGAGATTGACATTGAAACGGCACAAACTATGGCTGAGGTATCACAAGTGATTATCAACTCTGCAAAGATTGAAGTTGATTTCATCAAAGCAACGGGAAGCAATACTGATTCCGGATTCATCAAATTAAATTCAGGCAATGGATAAGGTGAAAGAAATTAGAAGAGCTTACATCCTTGCAAAGGCATTGAACTTTCAATATCAATATATCCGTGAGATTGTCAATTCCGATATGGTCAAAGTCATTAACGAAGCCAAAGCGAAGAACTCATACTTCATCAAACGCATTGATGCTAAGTTTGAGAAGCATAACGCAATGAGACAGGTAGAGAAAGATGAAGAACTTGCATTCCAATTTTTAGAACAAATAGAACAACTATGACAAACTTTTATCAGCAGATACACAATCACAAGCAAGAAATCCGCAGATTGCGGTTAGTAATTACACAGATGCAAAATCAACATTCAGCAGAACTGAAACGATTGAAAGAAGAAATCATTCGCCCAAGTTGTAGAGTGAATGAGATTGAAGCGGAATGGACTGATGCAATGCGAGTGGCTTGTCAAATCTATGATGTTACTCCTGACCAAGTCATTTCACAAAATAGGAAGCAACACATTGTCTATGCAAGGCACTTGTTTTGCTATTTGTGTAGGAAGGAATTGAAGATGACCTTTGCCGGTATTGGTTACATCGTTCACCGTGATCACTCTAGCATAATCAATGCCGTCAATGTTTACACAGACCTGATAAAATATGACCGAATCTCAAGTCAACATTATTCAAAAGCACTTACCTTATTGGGTGATTACTTGCACGAAAGGACTAACGCAGAGCATCACGATTTACAAGAGTGAACCTGAATTGTTTCGGTGTAAGAAAAAATACGAAAAAGATGGTTATATTTGTACTATTGAAAAGAAAATTTGAAAAAAGCCGATATCATATTGGAATTGTCCAAAGCTGATTGGCTAACCCAAGCAACAAGGAACATCGCTAAGGATAACGAATTAGCAAGGGAGTTGTATCAATTTTACTTTTTGACCGTACTTGAGAAACCTGATGAGCAAATTGAAAAGATATACGCAGACGGATACATCCAATTTTGGACAATCCGTCTGTTGTATTTGGCTATCAACGGCAACAGGCATCCCTTTGGTAACTCTCGCATATATGACCAATACGATGTGTACGAGTTGGACATCGCTGAAGAAGATGACCTATTGCTTGAGAGAGAAGAAACCGAACAAATAGAACTAAACCGAATAAACAAAATCAACCAAGTAACCGAGTCAGCATATTTCTATGAGAGGGAGTTATTCAAACTTTGGTGTTCAGGAATGTCTGCAAGGGCAATCCATCGCCAAACAGATATATCAGTCCGAGAAGTGTTGAGAGTTATTAAAATAATGAAGGAAAGATGTATACAGAAATAATTGGAATCGCTTGTTTGTCCATCATCATCGTGAACTTTGGAAAGCCAGCAGACATTCTCAAACGCTTAATCTACGGTAAGGACTTTTCTAATTGGAAAAGAATGAAGCCATTGGATTGTGCTTTCTGCCTGTCTTGGTGGATGGGTGTTGTTTATTTTGTACACACATACGGACTTATTGGTATCTTGTATGCTTCCATCAGTACCGTCATCGTTGCACTATTAGAAACTAAGATATGACAAACATAGAATTCATACTATCACTCCAGCCATTGTACGACAACTGGAAGAAAACACAAGTGTTCAACCCAACACCGGAACAAGGTGCAATCCTTAACAATGTCCATCGTGAAATCTTCGGAAGGAACTTGCCAAATTGTAGCACCTGTATAACCGAAGCATTGCATTCACTTTTGATTTGGGCAAACCAACAACAAGAAGCCATCACCAAAGCACAACTTGCCGATGATGAGCAGAAGCCAAGAAGGAGAAGAAAGAATGAGCAATAGTGTTGAATGGTTAATTGAAAAGTGTGCCTGTGCAGATTTGAGACCTGAACTTTGGGAGATCATCAAACAACAAGCACGGGAGATGCACAAAAAAGAAACCATAAATTTTGCTTTATATTTCACATATGGGCAAGACAATGTGAGTGACTATATAAAAAGCAACATTGAGAAATTATATACCGATGCGTATAATACCAAATTGTAAAAGATGAAAGCAATCCTTGAATTCAACCTTAACGAAGAGCAAGAGCAGTTTGATAACGCTTGCAATGGGACAAAGTGGAAATGTCTTGTTTGGGAGTTTGATCAGCATTTACGCACACAAATCAAATACAACGACAAACTGAGCGAAGAACAACATAATGTGTATGCTGATGTCAGGAAGGTTCTTTACGATATGATGAATGAAGACAATCTCGGACTTGGCTAAATGAAGAAACACGTTATGACATACCTTAATCACTTTGGCTACGACATCACAGACCATATCCCTTGCGAGGTGTGTGGAATGACTGCGGTTGATATTCACCACATTGAATGCCGTGGAATGGGTGGAAGCAAAGAGAAAGATGTCATACAAAATCTCCAAGCGTTGTGCAGAGCTTGTCACATCAAATATGGGGATAAGAAACAATACAAGGACTTCTTGAAAGAGAAGCACCAAGACAAATTGAAAATGTGAGATAAATGAGAAAACTATGGCGAACGAGCAGAACTTAAAACCATTCAAGCCGGGAGAGGATGAGAGAAGAATTGGGAACGGAAGACCAAAGAAACTCATCACGCAGATGAAAGAGATTGGTTACACCAAATCACAGGTTGAAGATACGATGTTGTCAATGTTGTCACTATCACGAAAGGAACTTGAGAAGATAGACAAGGGAGAGGAATACACGATAATGGAAAGAACCATTGCTGGTGCATTGCTGAAAGGACACGACAAGAACTCTCTGTTTAACTTGGAGATGTTGCTCACACGATCACAAGGCAAACCAAAAGAAACAATAGACCAAACTATAGAAAGCAAGAATTTCACAATAACTTTGAACTTAGACAATGACAACTTATCTCGGTAACGGATGGGAGAATGAGTACGGACTCAACCTATCAATCAACATTAGCAAATTAAACGAAGCCATCAAGAGTGGTGAATTGGTGGTTAATCAATACGGTGATGTAAGAATCAACTGCAACAAGATGAAATCGCCCAATGA